TCTAAATAGATGTCTTTTGGTGCATAAAACGCTACATTATACACGTCTAATGATAGTTGATCTTCTACCATTGCATCCATTTTTATTAAATTTTTTAGTTGTAGATTCTTTAATGGGTTCTTAACTTTCTCATCTACCTTAGCCATAACCTTTGCTAACTTAGGTTTAATAGTTTCTTTCGATTGTACTTTTTTTTGTTTGGTACTACCTTGCTTTGAAACAACGGATGTTGCAGCAGCCTCGCTAGTAGGTTCCTCTTTTTTATTTTTTTCTGGTTCATTTTTTTCTTTTACCACACTTGGCTTTTCTTTGCTAGCTTGTGGTGCTGATGCCATTTTGGTCCCTGGTCCGGGTTCCGTGTTCCCTGGTGCTTTTTTCTCTGTAACTGTTTCTTCTACCTTGGCCTTAGGTTCTTCTTTAGATGGTGTAGATACTGTCTCTATCATTTCCATAAAACTCATACCTTCTTCTTTTACCATTGCAACCATTTCTTCTTTTAATGTTTCGATAGGCATCTCTTTCATCATTGCTGTTACCATTGGTGATTCCATTACAATTGCACCTGTTGTACGTGATGCTATTTCAAATGTTATTTCTTTATTTTCTATATTAACTTCTAGTCTTGTACCTTCTTCCAGGTTACCAGATAATCTAAACTCTTCTTCTATTTTAGATTCTAATCCAGATATAATGTCATAGATTTCATTCTCTGTAAGTTCTGTTGTATTCAATGCTTCGTTAATATCTTCTATCTCTTCTACTGATAATGGTTCGTGATCATCTATTGGAAAATCTAATAATAGTTCTGCACCTAATAAATTTGGTCCAAGATTAGATGTATTTGTATTTAGTGATCCATCATAACCTTCCCAATACCATTCATAACTTGCTCCGCCTGTACCATTCCAAACTAGATTGTCTTGGAATTGTCTGCTGTTAGCATTATACCCTGCATCTTCTAATCTTGTAGTTGTCATTTGTGCTAGTGTATTACCTTGTGCATCTTTAATTTTTACATGCAGTTTATAACTATCCTGTGCGCCTGATGATACACCACAGCTATAAGAACTATTACCATCCTCACAGTTTTGTATTGAAAAATAAGAATTTAATTGTATGCCACCATTTAATTTTCTCTGTGTTGTAGTATACGTTGTGCCATCTTCAACACCATCTATATCAAGTAGTGTTCCACTTGCACCAACTTTCATTTGATAGCTTGCCTCTAACTCACCATTAAACGCTGTACCACAGGCATTATTAACTTGTGTTGGACAAGTTATATCAAAACCATTGTGTGTAGAGTTATTTTCTAATGCACCTGTAGACCCAGATTGAACACCATCTAAATTAAAATTATCTTTGTTAGAAGATGTTGTGCCTGCGTTAGGTAATATGTTTGTAGATGTTGCAGTATCATTTTCTGCTTTACCTATTGTGCATTGTATTACAAAATACAAAACAAAGAATGCTAGTATTAAAGGTTTAATTTTATTAGTCATTCTCTGTATCTAATATTTTAATTTCTATAGCCTCATCTATTACTTGTCTTTTTTTCATACGTTTAATATATGTTTTATGATCAGGTCTTTCATGGTCATATTTTTTCCATAAGACTAATGCGTCTCTACCTATTTTACCATCAATTGGACAAGGTGTACCTGCTTGTATCATAGATTCAAACACTCTCTCATCTTGACATAGAATAGCAACTGCTGCAACCTTCATACCAAAGTCATTTAGTATTCTAGATAATTTTAATCGTTCACAATTTTTATCTATAAAATGTTTACCGCCTGTTATACCTATACCGAATGTTTGTATTCCTGCTGACGCACCTGTGCTACATACATCTTGTGTCATAGAATTATATGACGGAGCTGATGCTGTTGGCGGTGCTGATCTTATATTAGAATTACTTGTGCTATTTGTAGTTGTAGCAGAAGAAGACCCAGATTGGTACGTTGTTGCACCCCCTGTGTATCCACCTTCAATACTTGTGTTAGACCCACTTACGTTTGTTTGTGAAGTTGCTGAATGTGCTGGTCCACCGAATAAGGCTAACATGGTTAGCATAAATATTAACAGAGCTGTAAATCTGTAATCCATGCGTAGGCCTTCCATTACTTTAAATATAATATTGCTATTGCCGCAATTACACAACATCTATAAGTAAAAATTGTTTTATTAGAGCTTATATAAATCAATTTAATTTTATCAATTATTTTATCAATCATGTTTTTTTTCCTCAATCTCATAGAAGAACTTATCAGTATCTTCTGTTTTCCAGTTGCCTGAGTCCTCTACATTCCATTCATTTGTTTGAACTTTCCAGTCAGGAATATTGTCCTTAACTGTAAACGAAGGTAGATCCCAAATTATTCTATTGTTTGGCTGAGCCGCATAGTTGCCGTCTTTTAACGCAATTATGTGAGCGCACTTATGTTCGTGCGGTATTTCCGAATGATCGGTATCAAGTATATTAGTCTCTGGATGAGCAAAGTCAATAGTAAATAAGTATTTACCGTGGTGCCATTTCTTATCTTTACCTATGTATTTACCTGATGCTGCACTTAAAAGATCAAATACAATAACAGCAGGATAATAGCTAAAACTATTCCAAAGCTGAAGTTCATCAAGTCTTTTGGTTGGAACAGCTTCCGGTTTAAAACCACGTTGAATAAAAGCCGTAATTGGTAAGCGATAAAATATTGCGCCGTTTTCCATGATAGCATGCCATAAAATAGCCCTACCACCCATGCATGTGATCCCAAAGATAATGCAGTCCTCAACTTCTCCGTGATGTTTTTTACAGTCATATAAATACTCTCTCCTTATTTGTGCGTAGGTTGCTGGTATGTTTGCATTTAAGTAAGCCATTCTTCGACACTATCATCAAAATCTCTGTAGTCTACTGTAATTTCGTCACCCATTTTAATGTTTTTTAATGCTATGCCATCATCATCTACACTAGGATTTATACTGTGATTTAAATATTTTTCGTTATCTATACCCATTACATATTCATTTTTTTTATCTTCATAAGCATGTGTTTCAATAAAATTAGCTAAAGCTAAAGGCATTTTTGGCATGTTTGTTGTATCAAATCTTAACTCAAATTCAGGCCTAGATTCTTTTATTTTTTGTCCTTTCATAACATTTTCTTTTGAAAATACTCCAACACCTTGTATTTTACTTTTGTCTAAGTATGTATTTATTAAAAACATTATGCTTTTATTTCTCCCCAACTATTTCCATGTTCATAATCAACTTTATTGGGAACTTTTAATGTAACAGCTTTTTCCATTATTTCAATTATTTGCTCGGCTTGTTTTTTGTCTACAACAGAAATATCTAATTCATCATGTATTTGTATGTGTGGCACAATACCCTCTTTGTATAAATCTAGCATAGCTTTTTTTGTCATGTCCGCTGCTGACCCTTGTATTAATTTATTTAACGCTTTGTAAGTATACGCCCTTCTAACTTTCGGTCTAATATTACTTTTAATTTGTTCTAATGTAATTTCGCCCATTTCAAGTTTATATTTGTTTCTTACTTTTTCTGTTTCAAATTGTTTAATTATAGATTTTTCTATTGCTTCCGCTTTGGTCATTGGAGGACTAAGAACCCCAGGAGTGTATTCATTTAATTCCCATTTATCAAATCTACACCTTCGTTTTAACAAAGTAGTAATATAACCAGAAGCTGCTGAGTCTTTCGCAGTGTTGCTCATTAGATTTTTAACAAAGGGAACATGGTCGTGGTATTTATTAAATAATGTTTCAGCTTCATCTTTAGTTACACCTAATTCAGCCTGTAGTTTTGCTTTACCCATACCATAAAATAATCCAAGATTAATAGTTTTAGCTTGCGTTCTAGAAATATCTGCCATGTCTGCTACAGTTTGGTGAAAATCAAATGGTTTTCCTGCATCCTCATCAAAATTATGAAACGCATCAACAATGTTTTTCACTTCTTTTGAATTACGAAGACCTTGACTTGAAGCCGCATAGTGTACAACTAATCTTGGTTCTTGTTGTGAGTAATCAAAACAACCCCACGTATGATTTTCTTCTGGAATAAATAAAGATCTAATCATAGGTCCTATTTGCTTGTTTCTTGCTGGAATCTGTTGAAGATTAGGGTTAGAGTATGAAAATCTACCCGTTACAGTGCCTCCACCTTCACCTCTAATAGGGTTAATATCAGCATGTATTCTACCTTTATACTCATGTTTAATAATTGTATCAATAAACGTTGTATGCGACTTGTTAATCTCTCTAGCTTTTGCTATACATTGAACCATAGGATGTTCATGAGTAGAAAGAAAATTTTTAGTAAAAGAGGGTGCTTGTGTTTTTAAAGTTCGTTCGTACTCTAAACCTAGTTTATCAAAAACTTTGGCAATTGATCTTGCTGCCCATATTTGAGGTTCTATTCCTGTTTCTTTTTTTATTTTTAGGAGTAATATTTCTTCTTCTGATGCTAACTGTTTCTTTATTGTATGAGCTTTTTGAACGTCCACTCGAACGCCCTTAACTTTCATATCTATTAAACATGGGAATAACTGTGTCTCAAGATCAAACACTTGTGTAAGGTCTTGTTTTTTTATTTCTTTAGATAACTTTTTAAATAATTTTAAAGTTAATTCAGCATCTTGTTCTGCATAAGAACCAACGTCCATATCAGGTAGTTTCCACATCTCAGCTTTAGGATCTACTCCAGCTTTATGTGCAGCGTCTCTTAATGCTGTTTCATCTTTAACTTCACCTAAATATTCATAAGAAGCGCTATTTAAAGAATAAGAAAATTTATTTTCATCAACCAATGCAGCCATAACCATTGTATCTATAATGTGTCCATTAAATTTAACTCCATATGCTCGTAACCAACAGACATCATACATAGCGTTGTGAAATATTTTAGGAACAGGCAATGCACAAACATCTTTAATCCAGCTCATAACACTAAGTTCGTCCCAATGATTTTGTTTTAAATGTCCAAAAGAATAATATCCAGACCATCCTTCTACAGCTACAGCTATTCCTACAATTTCACCCTCTCCAATTAATGCGCCAGAGCCTCGTGTTTTTAACGTTGGGTCTCTAGTCTCTAAGTCAATTGCTATGTACTTGTGGTCTTTTAAATCTGGAAAAGAAGTAGGACTGTTCCATTCTGTTTGAGCTTTTGGCATTATAAAATCAATGCTCCTAATATAATGCCAGTTGCAAAACATATTTTACGAGAGTGGTCTATCCACAATATCTCTAATTTAAATCTTAATTCATTAATCATTTGTAATCCCTTTCAATTATCATTTCTATAAAGTGTATTGCTTTTTCAAGATCTTGTTTCTTTCCTTTGTCTCTATGTCTTATGATGTACTTTATAGCACACCCTTCTGGGTAAAGCAATTCGTTCTCAATTACAAACTTGCTTGGTTGTATTTTATATTTTTGGTAATGGTTTCCACCTATTTGTTTATCATATGTTTTCATAATACTATCCATATCCATGCCGAAGTCATGATTGTTAAAAATAATAAATCCATTGCTGCTGGGCTCATATTATTTGTTCTCCTATTTTATAATAATTTGCTGTCAGTGGAGCTAAGATATATAATCTCTGCATTGCTCTTGTTACACCAACAAAAAATAATCTATGTGAAGTGTCCGGATCTTCTAATGCTTTTTGTGATAACATTTCCGATTGTTTTTCTGTCCCATAATCCATGCATAGAATAATGTTTTCTCTTTCTCTACCTTTTGCACCATGTATCGTGGACAATTCTATTCTTGGATCTGTTGATAAATCATCTCCACTTTTTATAATACTTTTTATATATTTTTTAACATCGTCATCAAAATTAAGCTGTTGCCAATCACCCTCAATTAATAATCCATGATCCTTTTTTAAAACATCTAATGAAACTAGTTCATCGCCCTTTAGTGTTTTACCACTAGAATAGCCATATTTTATATGTCCTTTATTGTAATTTAAATATTCCCATATTTTTTTAGCATCATCAATGTTTACTAGTTCACCTTGATTTAATTTAATCCAAGTCCTATATGCTTCTAATGTTTTTTGTGGCAAAATAGTATTTCCTTTACCAAAAATTCTTAATCCTTCTCTATAAAAATGTTCTGCAAATTCTTTTAACAATTTATTTGTTGTTGCTAAAACCATCCACTCTCCTTTACTAAAATTTATTTCTTCTAAAAAACAATTTTCTATAAACTCTCCTACTTGGTCCTTAGCATACCATTTTTTATCAACTCTTTTAGTTATGTGAGGTAGTATTTTTAATGCCTGTCTATGAACTGCTCTTGGTACCCTATAAGATTGTTCTTGATCGTCTCTTTCTCCTTCTAAATCTATAAAAGTATTAGATTCTGCACCTTGAAATTTAAAAATTGTTTGATCGTCATCCCCCGCAATGTAGGATCGTTTACAGAGAGCTTCTATGTAAAAAAACATTCTCCATTGTGAGGGATTTAGATCTTGGGCTTCATCAAGAAAAATAGCATCGAGAGCAAGATGCTTTTCTTCATCAACAAATAATTTAATCATGTCAGAAAATTCATACATAGTTGTTTTTCCTTTGTAATATTCAATATCTCGTTCTAATTGTTTAACAAAAAATATATCTACCGCACCCTCATGATACCTTAAATCGATACAAGCTTTTTCTAAAGTTATTAACTTAGCTCTAGAATAATTTATAACTTGCAAATTTCTATCTTGATTTATAGTGGCTCCATGTTCATTTATGTATGAGTCAAAATTTATGTCTGAGTAAACAGGATAAACGTTTTTAAACTGTTTCCATTTAATCCCTGTAAGAACTTGTTTTCTTGAAATAGCTAATTCTCTAGTACCCATTGCATGTAAAGTAGATATATATAAAAGTTCTACTCCAGGAAATACATCTTGAACTTTTTTTGATCCATCTAAAGCTGCAGCCTTAGTAAAAGTAACATAAGCTATTCTTTTTGGATCTGTGTGCAAGTTATTAATCTCTTCATTTAAATAATGATGCACTAGTCTATGTGTTTTACCTGTACCAGGAGGCCCCATTATTTTTTTTCTAATTACTGCCATGGTTCACTTTCCATTTCATATTTTTTTGTGCTTGGTTTATCTAGCATAAGGTGTTTCATTTCTAAAACCCTATGTGTTTTACCATCTATTTTTGGAGTAGATTCTTTTGCAAGAAATAAATCTTGCAACATTCTCATAGTTTTTTGTTTAGGGTAAGTTTTATCAGCCCAAGATTTAGTTCTTAATAAATATTTCCAAAAATTAGCAAACTTAAACATAGTAACACCATTTTTATCAGTGAAAGCTACACCTCTTAAAATGTCATCTTTATCTCTACCTGGAGTTCTATTAATATAATCAGCTAAAATTTCAGTTAATTGCACACTAATTTTAGAAGAGTCTGGTGCAGTTATTGTTTTACATACTGCCATTAATTTTATTAATCCTTTTCTCCACGCATGTTTAGGAATTGGCATTAAAGGTTTTCCAATTTGTTCCATACATGCTACAGAAAATTTTTCTGCATCATGAAGTGTTGCACCATCTACTTCAACAGTGGTCCCATCTAATGAAACAAACCAAATTGGAGGTTCTGATTCATATTTTCTTATTTCTGTAATTTCAGGTGTTGGACCATCATCACCAATACCAAATTCTTTTAATGCACATTTTTTAGCATCACAAAAACTACATATAGGTTCATCTTTACATTTATATTGATAGTCTTTACTGGTTAACGATTTTTTTAAAACATTTATTTCATTAGCACCTAAAGGTGGCTGCATAAATTTTGAATCATATATGTGCATATGACCTTGCCACTCATCATTTTCTGGGTATCTTTTTTTAAGATAAACACCAACATTGTACATACAATTATTTCTTTGACCATTTGGTACACCATCACTTAATAATGTAACAAGACATGGAGACATACCTTTAAAAAAATCATTCTCTTCTGTTTTATTAGATATAGTAAAATTTGTTAATTCTTCTTCTGTCATTGCCATTTCATTATGATAATCAAAAAATTCTTCTAAAGACATTTTAATTCCTTTAGAATTAAAAGCATATCTTACAGAATTTTTAGAATCGTAATAAGGTAAATTTAAAAAACTACCTGTGTCACCTCTAGCTACATTAATATAATCTTGTTTAGGATATATTTCTGCTCTCGCGTGACCTATTGAAGATGCAATCATTTTTAATTTTGTTCGCATAACTATCGCCGGAACAAATGTTTTGGTAAACATAAAAATATGTGCTCCTCCAGATTTAGAACGAAACACTATGGCTTTAACCTTTTTTTCTTGAAGTTTTTTAACAAATGCTTGGTGATCGACAGGATATATATCTACATCAATACATCCCCATTTTAATTTGTTTTCTTGATTGATTGGAATTATACCTAAACCAGGATCTTTTCCATCTAAATGATCTTGCCACAGTTTTTCTACTGGTGGTTTATGTATTGTAAAAGAAGTAGTTTTATTTTTACCCTTTTCATTAATCTCACTACTTTTTTTAGTGATACCATGGGCAGTGTCTAAACCCTCAAATATATATATAAATTTATTTAACTCTTTCATATTGCTCTCTGATTAAACATGGGCGATCTCCGTCTCCATCGACCGCCCACTATCTACACTATTTGCTAGCTAAACTAGTGTAAAATTTTTTTGCACGTTCATATATAGCTGTATCTTTAACTTGACCAACTTTAACAACGTTATAACCGTACCATTGATTTCCTTTGCCCGAATTTAAAACTGAACTTAGTTTATAAGTATGGCTAAAAGAAGATGGGTTATAAGCTCCATCTTTACCATCAAAGGTAATAGACAACATCATAGAGTTCCATCCTCTGCTTATTTTACCTTGAGATGAACTCATAGATATCAAAGCCTGTTCAATAGAATCTTCATCGACAATTAACACATAGTGTTGACCAACAGTTAGAATGTAATTACCATTATCTAATCTGTCTTTACCGGAAGTGTCTTTGGTTGTTTTTGATAAAATATCAGACTCAGCTGTATAAATGTTTTCTGGTCTATTAGAACCAGTTCCAAAATCAGCCCACTCTTGATATTCTAATTTATAATGACAAGGAATAACATTTATTCCTTCTGCTCCATTGTATAGTTTTTTTGTAACTATATTTAAGAACATTCCAGGTTCAGCACCTTCAACATAATTTTGATTACGTTTTTGCGCTTCTCCAGAACCATTTTGTAAAAGTTTTAAAATAGGTAAAGCCAAACTAGTTGTCTTTACATTTTCAAAACCTGCTGCAGCATCTTCTTCAAATAATATTGATGAAGGTAATCCTGCTTCTTCTTTTGTTGCTACTTGTTTCTCGTCACTCATATCTATCTCCTAGTTATTTTTGTACTGTTAC